TCGCGCGTATGTCCTACATTTTCTAAGATTAAATCCAGGCTTTAAGTTCCTCGCCCATAATTTCAGTGGCGATGTTCACTTTCTTGCGGAGGGATTTTACGATTTTTTCGTCAATGGTATCTTCCGCAAGAATATCAATATAGGTCATTGGTTTTTTCTGACCAATACGATCAATTCTTGCTTCGGATTGCTGACGCTTTTCTAAATCATATCCATTTGAATAATAGATCATGGTCGATGCACCTGTTAAGGTAATTCCATACCCGGCAGTCTGTGGTGTCCCTACCAGAAATCTTACTTTACTTTCTGGATTCTGTATTTCTTTAATAGCTTTCTGTCGATCTTCAACAGTTGTATCACCATAATAGGTCATCACAGATCCTGGGTATTCCTTTTCAATTTCTCTTACAATCGTGGTAATGTCATGGCGCCAATGAGCCCAAATAATAGCTTTACCTTCCAGTTCTTCTAAAACATCCATTAATTCATCAATACGATTATTTTTAATTTCTTGCATAGAACCATCGTCCGCTTTGAAATGGCCGCAGGTAATTTGCTGAAGCCGCATAAGCTGCGTGATGACATTAACAGTCGTAATCATTTTTCCCTTTAATTCAGCAAGCGCCATTTGCTTCATCTGTCCATAAACTCTTTTTTGCTCGGGCGTTAACTGTATAATTCTTTTCATGTAAGTTTTAGGAGGAAGGTCCAGACAGTCGTCTTTTAAAATTCGATAAGAAAACGGTTTTAATGTTTTAGCTAATTCAGGTAAATTTTTATAACCCGCCACAATTTGTATAGAACGACCACCAAAATTAGCCGTTCGCATTTCTGCGTATCGGTTACGAAAAGCATAATAAGACGAAAAGTCCAATAAAAAAGAATCCAAGAAAAAACACTGCGTGTATAAATCTAAAGGAGACTTAGTCACGGGAGATCCTGTCAAAATTCTTCGATATTTGCTTCTCTTTGATATACTTAAAATATTTTTAGTTCTTTTTGCTTGTGGATTTTTAATCGTTGTTGATTCATCAACGGCAACTAGGGTTTTATGAGATAGTAAAAATTTATCAGCAAAACCAAGCCCCTTTTTTGTAGAAAAAGCTTCGACATTCATAAGTAAAATATGAAGATCAGTTTCTGATTTAAATAAAGTATCTAATTTCTGTTGCTGCTTCTGATTAATAACAGCTTGCCATAAAACCATCGTTCTTTGTATATGATCAACCATGTGAATAGGTATTTCAGAATCGTACCAGTTCTTGTAAACACCTTTGGGAGCGATAATTAATACGCCATCAATTTTACCTGCATCATAGAGCATAGCAATATTATCCAGTAAAACCTTCGATTTACCGGTACCCATTTCCATGAAATACGCAAATACCTCGCGATTCCACGACATTTCCAATGCCTTTAACTGATGCTCATAAGGCTTCGTTTTAAATTTATAATTCATAGCTTTCTATTCGTGCCATCCCACCGCCCATTTCTACTTTCTATTGACCTTTTATACAGGACATCCTATAGTGCGTCAAGAAAGAAAAATGAATACATTAAATAATAATAATAAAGTATACGTAATTCAAGAAATTCCAGGAACTGTAACAGGAACCCCCAAAATCAATATAATGGGAGCAGCCAAATATGGCGAATTTGTGTTCTGTCTGCCGGAAATGGCGCAAATTATATTTTCTCCGGGACCTTTAGTATATAAACTCAGAAAAATTCTAAAAGAATATAAAGAAACAGATTATTTATTATTAACAGGGGATCCTGCAATAATAGGGGTTGCGTGTTCTATTGTTTCTGATATAACGAACGGTAAGTACAAGTTACTTAAGTGGGATAAGCAAGAAAGAAAATATTATCCTATTAAAATAAACTTACACGAGAAAGGAGAAATAAATGAGTAAGTCAGAAGAAATAAAAATTTTAAAAGAAACCATTGCTTGGTTTAAAAAACAAATTGAGCCACATGATTGTGGTTGGATGCATACTACCATCGGTGGACTTAATCATAGAATTAAATTTTTAAAGAAAGAAATTAAAAAGGATAAGCCCAAGAAAACCTGGATCGAAGGCTATGACAAATGGAAAGAAGAAAGGTGTCCTCATAACTAAATGAAAAAATTTAAAGAACTTTCAGAACCTACTTATAATGAAATAAAAGCGCTTCAATTAAAAAAAGAACATCCAATTGAAGGCGGCATGAAAGAGGACAAAGAAATAGACAAAGAAATAAATAAAATTTACAAAGAGGCTCATGAACAAAATTAACTTTGAAACAGATCGAGTTGATTCAGTCACTCAAATAGATGAATCAAAAAAACTATCCGATGAAGTAATTAAATTAAGAAATTTAGAAGATCAGATTGCGAACGCTGAAGAGCATACAAAAAATTTAAAAGAAAAAGCAAAACAACTTTCTAATTTTGATATTCCTAAAATGATGCAGGAAATGAATATCACAAAACTAAAATTAAAAGATGGTGCTTCAATAGAAGTAAAACCATTTTATGGCGCCAATATAACTCCTGATAAGCAGGAAGCGGCGTTTAACTGGCTTCGAGACAACGGCCTGGGGGACATTATTAAAAATGATGTCACCGTTACCTTTGGCCGTGGCGAAGACAACAAGGCAACGGCTTACGCCGTCCTTGCACGAGGTCAGGGCTATGAACCCGTCCAGAAAATTGGCGTTCATGCTCAGACACTCAAAGCGGTGGTTCGCGAGCGTACAGAATCTGGACAAGATATGCCCGCGGACCTCTTTAACACGTTTGTAGGTAACCAAACAAAAATAAATAGGAGAAACTAGAAAATGGAAACTAGTAAAGAGAAGCAAGTAGCTAAAAGACAAGAGGCAGGTCTGCCCTCAGACGCCTTGTTTGAAGCGGACGCTAAGAAAGGTTTTGAAAATGTAGATCAAGAAAGTATTGCTCTACCTATTTTGAAACTTCTACAAAACGGATCAGCAGAAGCACAAAGAAAACATGCTAATTATGTTGAAAGTGCTGACCCTGGTATGTTTTTTAACACAGTGACAAGAGAATTGTATGACGGAGAAAAAGGCATACATGTTATTCCTTGTCACTATAGATTAGAATATCAAGAATGGGCTGACTTTGGTACCGGCTCTGGAAGACCAGAAAATATATTTCCTGGTGACAGTGATATTCTTTCTAAAACTACAAAAGATGCCATGAACAGAGATAGATTACCGAACGGTAATTATATTCAAAAAACTGCTCAACATTTTGTCATTATATTAAATGAAAAATCGTCTGAGACAGCTTTGATATCTATGTCTTCAACACAAGCAAAGATTTCCAGAAAATGGAATTCAATGATGATGAGCATCACGAAAGATGGAAAAGATGGTCCTTATACACCGCCACCTTTTAGCCATATCTATAAGTTATCTTCCGTAAAAAATACTGGAAAAGGAAACGAATGGTATGGATATAATGTGCAAAAAGTATCAGAAATAACTGATGGTAATCTCTATAAAAGAGCAAAAACGTTCTACGAAAGTTGTCGTAGAGTAGATCAGTTAAATAGTAAGGCATCATAGTTTTCCGTAACTGGAAAAATGGGCGGTGGAGACCGAGAGGCGAAGCCGCCCGTATAAAGATATAAGTTATGAATAAAGAATTTAAAGAAATCTTTGAAGGATTAAATAGTGCGTATGGTCAATATATACCAAGCAATGTTTACTCTGTAAATGGAAAACAAAAAGGCAGACCTTTTACAATCAAGAAACCTGTCACAGAAGAGCTTTGGATAAAACACTTAGATGGAAAAGAACCTGCATTAGGCATTATTCCCATTAACGAGAAGAATCTATGTCGATGGGGATGTATCGATATAGACCAATATGATTTTAATCATAAGAAATTCATCAAAAAAATAAAACAGAAGAACTTACCTCTAGTCGTTTGCAGGTCAAAATCTGGAGGGGCTCACGTCTTTTTATTTGTATCCGAGTGGATTCCAGCTGCTTTAATGAGGGCAAAATTAAAAATTATGGCCGCAGCTTTGGGCTATTCCGAATGTGAGATTTTCCCCAAACAAGAATATATTTTAATCGAACGAGGCGATACGGGTAGTTTTTTAAATTTACCTTATCATGGAGGAGACAAAACAACACGATACGCATTTAAAGATAATGGTGAAGCAGCGAATTTAAAAGAATTTATAGAACTTCATGCTAAATATAAGTTAACAAAAAATAAATTTGAAAATTTAAAGATCGAAGATCAAAAAGAACAGAATATAAAAGACGGTCCTCCTTGTTTACAAACACTATGCAAAGAAGGCTTTCCCGAAGGGACAAGAAATAATGGTCTATACAACATCGGAGTTTATCTTAAAAAAGCAAATCCAGATACATGGCAAACAGATTTAAGTACGTACAACACAAGATTCATGAAGCCTCCCTTAAGTCCTCAGCAAGTTATGACAACCATTGGCTCACTTAATAAAAAAGACTATCAATACAAATGCAAAGATCAACCCATCTGTAATTACTGTGATTCTACAACTTGTAAGACAAGAAAGTTTGGAATTAGCAGCGGAACTTTAATGCCGGATATCTCTAACCTTAGAATTTTTACATCAGATCCACCTATTTGGTTTGTTAATGTTGGCGGCAAAACAGCCGAAGTTGATACTAAGACATTAAGAAACTTCGATCTATTTGACGAAGCCTGCATGGAACAAATGAGGACCAAGCTTCCTAATGTTTCCAAGCCGGTATGGGGAAAAGTGATTAGTACTTTAATGAGCAATGTTGAAGAAATAAAAGCTCCAGAAAGTTTAACGTTCAAAAAACAGCTCGAAGAGCATCTAGAAAATTTTACAACGGATCGAGCGGCGGGGAAACAGAAGACAGACATTAATAGAGGGGTATCCTGGACCGATGAAGGAAAATCTTATTTTAAATTTAAAGATTTTTGGAATTATCTGCAAAGAACACGTTCTTGGACTACAGAAAGAAATAAAACTTTACATAAAATAGAAGAATTATTTAAAGCTAAAATCGATCATAAATTAAGCATTTCTGGAAAAACAGTTAATGTCGTAGCTATTGATGCTTTTACAGTAAACAACAATCACGATGAACCTCCTCCAATAGAAAGGCCGCCCTTCCTCAAATGATAAAAAGAATTATTATGCCCGGACCTCCAGGAACAGGAAAAACTTACAGATTGGTTAATACCTATTTAAAGGAAGAAGTTGAAAAATATAAAACGCCTTTAAAACGAATAGGTTTTTTTACTTTTAGTAAAAACGCTACCAAAATTTCAGTCAATAGAGCGACAAAACTGTTTGATAAAATAGATTATGATGAGGATTTAAAATACTTCTCTACCTTGCATGCTCTAGGCAAAAGAGAATGCGGAATAGATACAAAAACTCAACTTTTAAAAGGAACAAAGTGGGACGGTTTTAAGAATTACGTAGGTGGAGTTGCTGGCAAATTAAATTTTGAAACTTATGCGACCGAGGACGGCTCAATGGTCTATGGAAATGATTATATTAAGCTTATAAATCTATCACGATACAGACAAATATCTCTAGAAAACCAGTATGCGCTGCAAGAGCATATTCAGGATATTAGTTATTTCACTTTAGAGTATCTGAACAATCGTTTAATCTATTATAAAAAAGCAAACGGGATGTTTGAATTCGTAGACATGATTTCTAGATTCATTGAAAAGAAAAAATGTCCACAATTTGACGCTGTCTTTTTGGATGAAGCGCAAGACTTAAATAATCTTCAATGGAAAATGTTTCATTATATTGAATCTAATGCCAAACGATCATATATCGCAGGAGACGACGATCAAGCGATTATGGGTTTTCAAGGCGCTAATCCAACACATTTCATAAGACTTCATAATGATGAAAATACAACGATAGACAAATCTCTAGTTAAATCCAGAAGAGTTCCAAGACAAGTATTAATACTGGCAAAACAAATTTTAGATAAAATTCCTTTAAACGAAAGAGTTCCCAAGCAATGGAAGCCAAGAGATTTTGAAGGAACGGTAAACTGGGTATCTAATTTTGAACAAATTGATTACAGCAAAGGCAAATGGATGCTTATGACTCGAACCAATAAAATGCTGGAACCTCTGAAAGATTTTTTTGAAGATAAAGGATATTACTACGCAAGTAAAAAAGGAAATAATCTAGTTAATAAGGATCTATTGCAAGCTATTGATACTTGGAAAAAATTGAATACCCATCAGCTTATTCCTGCAAAATTAGCACAAAAAATATATGCTTTTATGACCGTTAAAGGCGGCAGTGTTAGAAGAAATTTTGGCAACGGCAGTTCTTTAAAAAATGTTATAGAAGATTTAGTTAATATTGAAGACCTAAGAAACGAGCACGGTCTGCTAGCGGCGGGCGGCTGGGAACGAGCACTAGATAAAATCAATGATAAGAAAAGAAATTTCATAATAGCTATGGAAAAAAACGGAGAAGATATTTCTCCAATGGTAGAGCCTCGAATTAAACTGTCCACCATTCATGGAGCAAAAGGCGACGAGCGGCAAAATACTGTCTTAATGCTAGACATCGACTATAACAGCTTCACTGCCTATCAAAAAAATCCTAATCCTGAGCATCGATTATTTTTTGTTGGAATTACAAGAACAGTAGAAAATTTATATTTAGTTAATCCTGTAGGAGCGTATGGATATCAAATATGAGTGAATATGATAAACAAATTGGCGGAACACACTACCGCAAAATGAAAATTCAACCAAGTAAATTTGTAATAGAGAATAAATTACTTTTTCCAGAAGGAAATGTTATTAAATATATTTGTCGACATCCATACAAAGGAGGAAAAGAAGATTTAGAAAAAGCTAAGCACTTTATTGATATGATTATCGAGAGAGATTACAATGTTTGAAGATCAGGTAGAGTGGCTGTCTCCAGATAGTTTTCCAGATTTAAGCAAATATAAAACAATCTCAATTGATTTAGAAACAAGAGATCCAGATTTAAAATTAAAGGGATCAGGCTCCATTGTAAATAATGGAGAAATTATTGGAATTGCTGTAGCAGTAGATAATTGGTGTAAATACTATCCTTTTGGACATAGGGGCGGGGGCAATCTAGATAAAAAGAAAATTCTTACATGGATTAAAGCTGTTTGTGCAACGAAAGCAACTAAAGTGTTTCACAACGCTATGTACGATGTTTGCTGGCTTCGTTCCTACGGAATCAACATAAATGGGTGTATTAAAGATACGATGGTGATGGCTTCTTTGATTAATGAGAACAGAATGAGTTATACGTTAAATGCTTTAAGCTGGGAATATTTAAGAAAGAAAAAAGATGAGTCTATTCTAAACGAGGCCGCAAAAAGCTGGGGAATTGATCCAAAAGCTGAATTATATAAACTTCCCGCGATGAAAGTAGGAAAGTATGCTGAAAAGGACGCCGCACTTACACTGGAATTGTTTAAAAGATTAACTTCAAAAATAGAAGAAGAAGACTTGAAAGAAATATGCGACCTAGAAACTGAATTGTTTCCTTGTCTTGTTGATATGCGATTTAAAGGCGTTCGCGTGAACGTTCAAAAAGCTCACAAACTGAAGCAACAATTAGCATCAGAAGAAAAGCAACTCCTGCTAGAAATAAAAAAAGAAACAGGCATAGATATCCAAATATGGGCAGCACGATCAATCGCCAAAGTTTTTGACAAACTGAATTTATCTTACAAAAAAACTTTAATAACGGAATCACCTAGTTTTACTAAAAACTTTCTTGCCACATGTCCTCATCCTTTAATCAAGAAAATATCAAGAACCAGAGAAATTAACAAGGCACATACTACATTCATAGATACTATTATAAAATATGAACACAGAGGGCGTATACATGCAGATATTAATCAAATAAGATCCGATCAAGGTGGTACAGTCACTGGAAGATTTTCTTACAGTAATCCAAATTTACAACAAATTCCAGCCAGAAATAAAGAACTAGGCCCACTTATTAGAAATTTATTTCTCCCGGAAGATGAATGTAAATGGGGCTGTTTTGACTATAATCAGCAAGAGCCAA